TTTATCTTCTCAAGATAAAAATATTTATAACTCTGAAGGGACCTCTACTTCATATTATTTTCCTTCCTTAAATATATGGAATCACCCACATCATAATGCTTTACCTTCAGTTAAAGGGTTAAAAAATTCTTCTACTGAACAAGATTATCAACAAACTGAAAATGGTGTAGTAAGACAAGTTACAGATGAGGGTACAGATATTAATTTAGGTAATTATTTTTCTGAATTATTAAAAATAAAACCCTTATTACCATATGAAGGAGATTATATATTAGAAGGAAGATTTGGTAATACTATAAGATTAGGATCTACTAATATAGGAGAAGATATACCAGATGAAAATAATAATAATTGGAGTTCTACAGGTAATACAGGAGATCCTATTACTATTATAAGAAATGGTCAGTCAAATGAATTAGACGATAAAGGATGGGTACCTACAATAGAAGATATAAATGATGATTTAACATCTTTATATTTAACTTCAAATCAACAATTAGCTAATTTTAGAGTAGCATCTACTAATTTTCAATCATATCAAGCAAAATTAGTACTACCTGAAGACTTAGAAACTACTTTAACTGATCCCCAATTAAATATTATGGTTGAACCTGAATTACCTGTAAAAGATCCACTAGAAACAACACCTACAATTTCTACCCCTCCTTCAGACCCCCCTATTTTATCCTCTCCCCCAGTTATAGAAGAGGAAGAAGGAGAACAATCACCCTTTGATTTATTTATGACAGATCCTGAAAACTTCTCTATACAAGAAATAGAAGGCGAAACAGAAGACCAAACAATTACCCCTACATCAACAGAAAAATCGAATCCAAATAATGTAGAAACTGACACAACGGGACCTATAGATAATGTAGAAAAAGTAGGAAAATATTTTTCTTTAGAAAAATGCTTTACTTCCGAAATAGCACGTACTGGTATTAAAGATGGAGAATATGTGTTAGCGAATGGGGAATTATTAAGTCCCCGAATTGAAGTTGATGTTTATATAGATGCCATAAAAAGAGGAGGAAAATCATTTAAAAGTGTCGGATGTAATAATTTACCTGGTATAGATGGTTATGCTAGTAAAGAAACTATAATTAATAATCTTAAAGCTTTATTTGAAAATGTAGTTGATAAAATATATGAAAAATATCCTAATATGGAAATAAATTCAGCTTATAGAACTAAATTATTAAATGATGCTGTAGGATCTAACGATAATTCAAATCATCTATATGGTCAAGCTATTGATATTAAAGTACCAGGTGTAAGAACATCTGAAATATTTAATTGGATTGTAGGGGGTGGTATACCTGATTGGCATCAAGTAATTTGGGAATATCCAGAAAATGGAGAAAGAAGTTGGGTCCATATAGCATATATGAAAAGTGGAAATAAGAAGAAACGTACACTAGCAACATCAAATTCTAAATTAAAAGAATGGAACAAAGCAGGTAACGAAACCTATTCTAATATGATAACAGCAGGAAATTTAACAGCAGACCAATCTAAAGTATTATCATAATGAGTTACATACCCGAACAACCAAATATATATCAAGGTAAACAAGCAATAATAAATTCAGACAGAATTTTATTTAATGCTAAGGAAGATTCTATCCTTTTATTTTCAAATAAAGCTATAGGATTTAGTACTAATGGTAATTTTCATTTTGACACTGGAAATAATGAAGAAAATAAATTCATAGTAAATGCTCCTAATATTTATTTAGGATTACAAGACAATGGAAATTACCCTATAGATTCTGCTTTATTAGGCGATAAAACTGAAGAATGGTTAATAGAATTATTAGATATGATAGAAGGATTAATGAATGATGTTAAATATAAAGTAGCATACACCGCAGGTAAAGAAGGAAAAACTAAACCTCATCCTGACAATGAATCTATGTTATCTTTAAGATACCAACAAATTGAAAGATTAAAAACTGACATAAAAGATATAAAAAGTAAACGTATAAAAGTAGTATAATGGCAGTAGAAGCTATAAGAAATTTATTAAACCAAAGTGATAAAGCTATTTTTGATGTAAAAAATAAGCTTAAGGAAGAAAAAGACAAGGGTATTTCTAAGGTAAAAGAACAACTTCCTACTCAAGAAGAAATCACATCACAAGTTAAATCAAATGTTTGTAGTACTGAAACCGCAGGCGCTATAGATAAAAATTTTAATAATCTTAAAGATAAAGTAAATGGTATAAAAGGTAAATTAGAAGGGGGAATTAAAAAACTACAAGCTTTGAAAGCAAAACTAGATAAAATCACAGAATGGATGGAAAAAATAAGTAAACTTTTAGTAGCTTTAAAATCAATAATATTAATATGTGATATAATTGTTAAAGTATTACCTAAAGCTTTAAATTTTCTTACAGGATTATTAGCTAATGGTTTTGCTATTAAAAAACTATCAGACTTAATAGATAAAGCTAAATCAAAAGTTGAAAATTTTAAAGCTTCTACAATATCTTTTGAAAAAGCAATATTAAGTATTTTAGCTGCAGCTGCCATTCCAGGTCTCCTTATAGATGCAGCTATAGTAGCTTTACAAAAAATTATAAATATTATTAGTACTTTAATGAATACTTTAGAACAATTATATTTAGGATATTTAGCAGCTTGTAATTTACCAGCAGACCCACCTATTAATTCAGATGGTAATCTTAATTTAGGTTTAATTATAGAAGGATTAGAACAAAACAATAAAACAGAAATTATAGAAAAAATTTATAACGCTAATTTTGAAACAATAGGATATAGACGTTATAAAGCTTAATTTAATTATATTTATTAACAAACACAATTATTATGAAGGCAAGCGCTTTTGAAAATTTATTTAGAAAAGTCGTAAGAGAAGAAATAGATTATGCTCTTCGACGTGAAATTAAAACACTTAAGGAAGATTTACGTGATGAATTAAAACCTACAATCGTAGAACAACAAGTACAACGTACACCAATACCACAAAATGTACAAACTTCTTTAAAAGAAAAGATTATGGGTAAACCTATTTCCCAAAACTTTTCACAAAATGGTACTTTAAATGATTTACTTAACGAAACTGCTCAAGGCAATACAAATCTTGAATCAACATTAACACCAGAACCACCAATGCCTACTGAAGTTTCAAATGTAGTAAATAGAGATTATCGTGAATTAATGAGAGCTATAGATAAAAAGAAAAATAGTAGACCATAATGGCACAGATAAAAAAACAGATAGACCCATTAGACTTATCTTCTTCTACAGGAGTGGGGGTATCATTACCTTTTAATGGACCTGGTGTTTTTAATATCAATTATACTACTAAAGATCAAACTAAATCAAATTTAGTTCATATAATTCTAACTGAACCTGGAGAATTAATAAATAAACCATTTTTTGGGGTTGGGTTAAATAGTTTACTTTTTGAACAAAATATAAATAAAGAAAATTTACAAGAGAAAATTCAAAAAGCAGTATCTCAAGATGAAAGGTTAAGTAGAATGATTACTATATCTAATGTTAACATAGATAAAGATATTAATACAAATACAATTAGGATTAATGTGGAATATATTTCAAACTTAAACGGTACTAAAGATGCCATTCAAATTGGGATAGGAAGTATAGATGAAAGAGGTCCTTTACCATATGAACAAAAAACAAACTAAATAATGGCATATTCTACTACTAATAATACACCCCAAAAAGATATTAAATATCTTAACAAAGACTTTAATACATTAAGGGATCAATTAATTGAATACACACAAACATACTATCCCCAAACATTTAATGATTTTTCTGAAGGTTCTCCGGGTATGATGTTTTTAGAAATGGCGGCATATGTGGGGGATGTACTTTCTTATTACACTGATACTCAATTACAAGAAACATTTTTATTACTATCCCAAGAAAAAAAGAATTTATTTAATTTAGCATATTCTTTAGGATATAGACCTAAAGTTACAAAAGCCTCTAGTACCCTATTAGAAGTTTTTCAATTACTTCCTGCTAAAACGGATAATAATTATACTCCTGATTATGATTATGCATTAACTATGGGAGAAGGTTCATCCTTTAGTTCTACACAAGGAGGAATCAGTTTTGTTACTGAACAATTAATTGATTTTAATATTTCATCATCATCAGATCCTACAGATACTAGTGTTTATCAAATAGATGGAGATGGAAACCCCCAATATTATTTACTTAAAAAAAATATTAAAGTCATATCAGCAGTTAGAAAAACAACAACATTTTCAGTAGGAATAGCTGAAAAATTTTTAAAATTAAATTTAAATGATAATAATATAATTAATATAGAAAAAATAGAAGATAGTAATGGTAATATTTATACTGAAGTAGATTATTTAGCTCAAGATACTGTATTTAGTGATCAAATAAATAATAAAGCAAATGATTCTATTTTATATAATGATAAACAATCATCTCCTTATTTAATGAAAATAAAAAAAGTACCAAGAAGATTTACATCTAGGTTTACTTCTAATACTAATTTAGAAATACAATTTGGTGCGGGTACTTTAAGCAATAATGACGAAACTATAATCCCAAACCCTACTAATATAGGATTAGGAATTAATGATGGGAGAAACGAATTAGATAGAGCATATGATCCCTCTAATTTTTTATTTACAGGAACATATGGTAAAGCTCCCTCCAATACTACATTAACTGTAACCTACTTAATAGGGGGTGGAATTTCTTCTAATGTAGCTTCAAATACTATTACTAAACCTGAAACCATATTTACAGTTACTAAACCTAATTTAAATACAAATACAAGAAGTTTTATTATAGCTAGTATAGCTTCTAATAACCCACAAGCAGCTACAGGAGGGGGAGACGCCGAAAGTATTGAAGAAATTAGATTTAATTCAATGGCTAATTTTGCTGCCCAAAAAAGAATAGTAACAAAAGACGATTATATTTTAAGAACTTTATCTATGCCTTCTA